AAGAATCATCAAAACCTGTAACGTCACTAGCAGGAGAGGCTGTGCCATTTGCACCTTTTGAACCAAAACCATTTGTTCCGGGACCAAATCCACCACCAGCACCACCATTTACTGTCAGTGTTCCTGCAGGATCAGCGAAAGTAGTTGCCCCACCTGCATTACCAGCAGTAACAGGTCCACCACCATTACCAACAGCTCCTATTGAGTAAGGTACAGAATAAGGTGCTGAAATAGGAATGTCAAAATAACCAATACCCCCACTACCACCACCGCCACCGCGACCTGGACCGGTTTGTTGCTTTCCGCCTGATCCACCACCACCACCTTGCATATATACTCTTAAACGAGTTGTGGCAGAAGCCGCTGTGAATGTTCCAGATGCAGGTCCTTTTTCAATGTGACTTAATGTATATCCTGTCGCTCCTGCAGAACCTGAAGATGCTCCAGTTAACCTACCATCAGCATCAACAGTAATTGTAGCCGCAGTATAAGTGCCTGCTGAAACAGTTGTCGCAATAAGTTGATTTGCACCAACAGAGTCGGCGGCTAATTTTGTTTGTGTAATTGTTGATTGAGCAATTTTAGCGGCTGTAACTTGACTAGCTGAGATTTTTGCACTTGTTATCGCATTGTCTGGTATTTTTGCAGTAGTAACTTGGTTTGCAGAAATTTTAGCACTGGTAATTGCATTGTCTGCAATCTGTGCAGTACCAATTGTACCCCCCAGAGTATCCAAAGCAATTTCATTTAAGTTTGTACCATCAGCATATGCCGCTACAATTTTTGATTCTGCAGGGCTAAAACCTGTGCCACTAACAGTTTTAATTGTTAAGTTTGATGGATTAGTTACTGCGGTAATATCAAAAATATAAAATTTTTCTATACTGTCAGGTATGGTTACAACAGATGCACTTGATAAAGTTATTGTTGCAAATTTAATAACCATATTACGAGCATTTGATAATGCCGCNTTGCTCATTGCTAATGCTACTGTTCCACCATTTGTCAGTGTGACAGATTCCACACCAGCAATTGCNTGTTGAACTAAATTTAAATTTGTATTGGTTTTGTCACCCCAAGTACCAGCATTCTCGCCAGTTACCATTAATTCTAATTTTAAATCAGTAGAGTATGTAGAAGTCATAAAAAATCCTTTTAAGTAATATACACTATTTAAGCCGCCCTATCAACTTCCGTCCAAACAACTTCTGTTCCAACATTGACTTCGGACCACGCAGTTATTGTAGGAGTTCCAACAGACAATGTCAATGTCTGACCTGTTACACTTGGGTCAGCACCAACTACTGGTAAAGCTGTTCCAATAGATGTGGTCATTGCTTGTCCAGATGCTGTTACAGAAGAAACAGCATCAACTGTGCCTACTGACATAGACATAGATTGTCCTGTTACTCCTTGAACATTTGTTTGAACAAGAGATATTGAGCCTTGACTCATTGTCATTACTTGTCCAGTAACATCAACAGGAGTTTTTAATCCTGCCGCAACAATACCAACAGACATAGACATAGATTGTCCTGTAGTTGTTTCGTTTGTTGTCTGAACAAGAGTTATTGTTCCAAGACTTGCATCAAGTTGATCTTCAGCAGGTATAACTGTGGGCGATCCATCAATCTGCAACCCAATCTGACCTATGTTTGTAGACATAGATTGACCAGAAGCAGAATGAGAAAAATCAGTAAATCCTAAAGCTGTGCCTTGTGATAAAGCAAGTGCTTGACCAGTAGCAAGAGCAGAGTAAGCAACACCCCAAGCTCCATTACCCCAACTATCTCTGCCCCAACCTGAATTTAATTCAGCAGTTGATACAACAGAGCCAATTGCAGAGGTTAATGAACCTGCGGTTGTAACACTTATATTAGTGTTACCTTGCTCTCCCCAAGGACCATCTCCCCAAGTAAGTGAACCCCAAGTGTTAGACATAAATTACCTAACTATGCGATTCTTAATATAGCCGCAGATGTTGTAAAAGCAGGGAACTGAATTGTAAATGTACCAGATGAAGCAGTTTTATCAGAGCCAAAATCAAGAACTGCAACTGCTGTCTTTGTTGCATCAGATTGATAAATCAGAGCTCCCCTTGCAGTTAAAGTTACATTTGTAAAAGACAAATCTGCAAAATCAACAATAGCTGTATTTGTTGCCAATGATGTTCCACCATTTACTAAGGCTTTACCACCACTTGAATAGCCTGCAGGAGAAGAAGATTCACCATTAGGACTTCCACCAGCGAAGACAGTTGTTGATTTACCTAAAGTAGCCGAGTTTGTAAACAAGGCTAATTTAAATGTGTTACCACCTGGAGTTTTAAAATTGTAAGTACCCTCTAATAAACCCTTTTTAAATGAGTTACATATTGCATTAGTAGTAATAGCCATTTTTATTATCTCCTTATTTAGTTAACTATTTAAGGTGATGGAGATGGTACTCTTATTCGAGGAACACCTTCATCGTACTCACTCCTTCTTCTTCTTCCCATTTGTTGAAGAGCAAAGGCTTGAGTGTTTTCATTATACTTGTCTAAATACAGTTTGTATAGATCATATGGTCCTTTAAGATATCTAAAACATTCTGCTAAAACTCCGTGTAATAATAAATTTTCTTGATACTTAGATAAATAAGTTTCGGTTGTAGAATTAAAGTGAGGTGGGTCTTTGATATAATTAACTTGTATTGTGTATGTCGTGTTAGGTGTAGGAGCAAAAACAATACTAGTATTATCCCAATTAGCAAAATATTTTGGCTCTCCTTCCGCCTCTGTGGGATTAAATTCTGAAATAAAACTTGTATCTCTTTTTTCTAAGAAGTTTCTAGTACCACTGTTAATAATTTGAACTGATCGTGTAACTAATGCATCGGCAGGTAAATTTACATATCGTTGAGAAGCAACTAAACTAGAAGTCGCATATTTTCTAAGATCATCATAATCAACATTGCCTGCTATATCTAATTCTGTGTTTCTGATAAATTGATCAATTATGGTGTCACTTAGCACATTTGAATCAACCTCTGTGTAATTTCTTATCTGTGTCAAAAAATTAGAATATGATATTGTCATCTTAAAATCACCTTAATAGAACCTGTTGAAGGTACTTCTGAAGTAGAACTATTTGAAGTTCCTACTCTTAATTGTCTTTTACTATTTTGTTGATCAGGTGTCAATGGAGGCACTAAAGAGCTTGGGCTAGAATTAAAAAGTAATGCAGGGTTAAGATCAACTATTGTTGGAGATGATTTTTGAGGTCTAGCATTTGCTAAAGCAATAGCATCAGCAGTAATGTGTTTTTTTCTAATTTGAGGGTGTTTGGCTTCATATTCTGTTTTATGAACAAACGACCCATTCCACTCTTTTACCATTTCTCGGTAAGGAAAAGCTTGTCCACTTCTATCAGATATTGCCTGAGCATATTTTCCTCGTGCATATGAACCCATTAAAAGACTCCTCTAAATTTTGTGCCTCTTATAGCGGCACGAGTACCTCTCATTTTCTCATTTTTTTGTTTTTTCACCTTAACTTCACTACCTTTCTTCATACCAAATGTACCATAAACATTTGATGGATACATACTTTGTTGTTTTTGGGTATTTGCCATACCAAGTTGTCCATAAACATTTGATGGATTTAAAGCTGTGGGAGTTTGATTAGCATACATATATCTATATTTATGTCTTGTCCTTAATCTATCTAAAGCAGAGGCTTGTTTATCATATTCAGGGTCACCTGCTCTAGCAGGTCTAGTAGTAGTTTCAATATATTTTTGACTACCAACTTGTCTATATTGAGGATTTAAATTAGTTTGTCCCATACTTCTGCGATCTTGTATTGGAGATTGCAAATATTCTTGTCCATAAAGTCCTCTTGTCAAAACAGCATCTTTTGGTAGATCAGTAGTCATTTTGGTGTCGGGTTTTGATCCACCATATATAGAGGGTCTAGGAGTTGTCATTTCATATAGAGGTCTTGTTTTTTCTTCCTTTTTTGTAAAAATTAATTCATTTAAATCTTTTTCAGCTTTTTCAATTTCAGATGTCAAATCTCTGTAATAACCTGTTGTTGGTGCAGGTTTTGATCTATCCTCAATAGCAAACTGATATGTGGGTGAAAAAGTTTTTGATTTTAAACCCTCTTGTATTTCAGCAAATTGTTTATCTGTTGGTTCTGCNAATTGTTTCTCAATGGACGCAATGTAAGCCTCTCTTTGATCAGTTGGCATATTCATAGTTGCCTTGTATTGAATGTCTGCTCTTTTATCAAAAGTTTTTTGCTCATCAGAACCTAATCTTGAACGATAATTGCTTATGGTTTTAAACAATTCTGGTCTTGATTTTTCAAGTGCAGAGAGATATCCCCCAGATTGTAATTTAGCTATTCTTAAACCCTTCACTAAAAAACACCTTTAAAATTCAATCCCTTAATAGCATCACCTCCACCTCTAGTGAGACCACCATCAACCATTTTTTTTGTTTTAATTTTTTTAATGTCTTCTTTAAGTCCACCATCTTTTGCCATACCTAATTGTTTATAAATATCTGTTTCAATTGTTGGTTTTTTCTTTTTTGTAGCACTTGCATATCTATAAACAGGTGTGAATTTATCACTACTAAGACTTTTTGTTGTTTCGGATATTAAATCCTCATTAGGTGAAGAATATTTTGATGCCATATCTTCAATAAATGCTTTTTGTTGTTCTTCAGGCATATTTTGATATGCGGCAAATTGATAACCACCTCGTTTGTCAAATGTTGCTAAATTTTCACCTTTAAATTGACTTCTTAATTTTTCTACACCAGAGGCTAAACCAGGGTTTAACTCTCTTAGTTTTTTTAAGTAGGCTGGTCCGCCTGTTTGATATCTTAGTCCTTTCATTTTACACTCCTTGTGGGTAATAGGTTTGAGGGGTTATATATACAGATGTTCTCTGACCATCTTCGTTTAAAGCTCGTGACAATTCATCTTCGTAGATCATTTTGTTTTGTTGTGTTAATTGAGGATTTAACTTCATACTAATGTAATAAGCTAATCCTGCTACCATACAAGGTATAAAACGAAAAACTACATCGGCTGTATTAGTATATGCTCCTGAATCTTCAATTCTTTTTATGTAGTAATATTTTAAATATGTATATGTTGATGCATCAGGAACTTGATATAAAGTAATGGTTGGTGTTGTTTGTCTATCGACATAGTACTGAGAAGGTTGACCTTGCGACCCTTTGTTAGGTAAAGCGGCATACTCACTTCTACTAATTTTTGTTAATGAAACATCATTCGTAGTGCTATTTGTTCCTGTAGTCGTACTTACATATGCCTCTAAAATGTCGTTGGCATCGGTTGGTGCCGTGTAAGTCTGAGTTCCTGCTGTCAATAATTGTTCGTGTAGAGCGACTTTCCATAAATGAACTCCTCGGTTTCCCCATTCTGAGAAAAGAATATTTAAACTTCGTCTTGCCGATTGTAGATCGTGTCCACTATTTGTTCTAGCTCCACACCTTTCGTAAGCCTCTTGTATGATATCATCAATGTTGAGATCAAAACTTGTTGTTCCTGAAGTAGCCATTTTTCATCCTAACTTCTGTGAATTTTGTTTGGGTCTTTGACACCTTGAATTGCCATACCACCAAATTTCTTTTTTTTTGTATTAAGAGTTTTTGCTCTGTAATCAGATATATCTAATCCACCTTTTTTACCATCTATATTTACATTTGCTTTTTCTAATTCTTTTTTAAATTTACTTCCATACTTTTTTTCTTTGTATTTATTTATTAATTTTTTTCCAATATTTGATGCCCCTCTTAAAACTCTTGGTGCTACTCTCAGTAAACCACCAAGATATGCTTTGTTGCTCATAGCCTCTTCAATCGCTTGACCTCTTTTTTCTTCATAACTTGTTAGCTTGCCGTCTTTATCAAGATCGGCTTTTTCTGGATTTTTAAGTGTATTTTTCATAATTAAAGTATATCCTTATAATAGTTCTTTGCAAACCCTCCCTTAGCAAAATCAAAACTACCCTCAACACTTAATTGTCTTGAAATTTTTCCTGTCTTATTATCTTTAGCAATTTGTCCTCGCACTCTACCAAATCTACCACCAATACTGCCAGTTACACCTTTTGATTGTTTTTTATCTTCGTAATAAGGAGTTTTAGTATCAGTAAATTCTTTGAACAACTCAACAGAAACATTAGGGAATTTTTTATTTTTTTTTACTAATTCTAGAGCACCCCTTTTAAAACTTCGTTTTACATCNCCTAAATTTACNTCACTANAATCATATTTTGGTTTAAGTGAAAATTTTTTTTTTGGTTTTACTATAAATTTACCATTATCTGCAAATGTTTTTACATTAGTCGGTTTACCACCTAC